TGGCGATCCAGCTACCCGTTTCGTTATGAGGAGGATACGTTACCGCCAAGCTCAACCTCCTGTAGCTGTGCCGCAAGACCCGCATAACCAGCCAGGTCAACAAGGTTATCCCGCTGCGGTTTGTTGGCCTCACGATAAATCTTGAGCATTGCCATGGCAAGCCCAACCTGCTTAGCCGTCACCGTGGTGCCAAAGATACCGCTCCAACCGTCAGCGATCTTCTGGAACGACTCGTACACGCTTCCGTATGCATCGCGCCTATCGCCATAGATGAGCTTCTGTGCTTCCTCAAGAACTGTCTGTTCGCTGCTCAAGTGCGTCTAGCCTCCGTTCAAGGGTTCTCAGACCAAGTACAAGATCCCACGACTCAAATAGATCAGTGCCTTGAACCCGGGTGAAGAAGCCCGGTTCGCTGGGATTGTTATAGGGACGTGCCGTCGTCGGCGAGTCCTTCGTCGCCGTGGAAATACTCTGCCGCCTCAGCCTCAATCCGTGCATTTTCCTCGGCAACCTCCTCGGGAGACTTGGGGTCGGTAACAGCAAACGGATCAACGTTCGCGCTGTTACTTTCCACAAGCTCGTCATTAAGCCGGAACATCGTCGTAAGCATTTCCTTGAGCGCCTTGTTCTCCGTTGTAAGGCGGGCACACGCCTCAAGCGATTCGACAACCATGCCCGCGAAGCACTCCGTTACCTCAACGATTTTGCCCGACGAGTAATCAGCATCACAGTGACACTTATGAACAAAGCCGTAAGTGTCTGCGAACTGATGCTCAATCTCAGCAAAGGCAGCAGCTTCCTGGTCAAGGAATGCAATGGTAGCAGGATCAGGCTCAAACGTGTTGGCCTCATCCTCTACCGAGTCATTGTCGTTAAACAGATCCTCAGACAACTACTTCCTCCTCATAGGCAGATTTCTCTGCCCAATTTGTGGTCGTCCACTCCATATCAGTACCAATCGGCACGACCTTCGACACCGGGTTATAGTCCATCCACTGCGGCACACTTACCGCTAGTGCTGGAATCTCACTGAATGGAGCGTCCAGAATCAACTCGTCGTGGATCACGGACACCAAGTGGGCGTCAAACTCCCGGAGGTTCCGGTCAACCGTGACGAGGGAACTACGCATGAGATCGGCTGCACAGCCCTGGACGAGGGCATTAAGCCGCTTGTGTGGCGACTCAGGATGCAGGTGGCGACCCCACAGGGTCTTGATGTAGCCGTTTCTCTCAATCTGGCGATCAATAGTAGCAATGACGATCTGAATACCAGGCCACCGCTTGTGGAAGTTCTTGAGAAGCGTTCCTGCTGCTTCCCATTCCAGGTCAAGCTGTCGCATGATAGTGGGCCGTCCGCCTCCATACACCAGTGAGAAGTTTAGTGTCTTACCTACCTGGCGCTGTTCGTCTGTCGGTTGGCCCGAAAGACCTAAAGCGCCAATAGCTGACTCTGAATGCAGATCTTTCCCCGACTTGATCGCGTCTGCCATAGACGTGTCACCAAGGACAGCCATGTAATAGGCGAGTAGTCGAAGCTCGATCTGCTCGTAGTCGAAGAACAACATGGCATCAAGCTTAGGAATGAATCCGCGCTTGATTACCTTATCGCTTCGAGGAATGTTTTGGAAGTTCAATCCTCTTGCTCCACCTCCGGCGCGCCCCGTAATGCCAGTATCCGTTCGAGATACTCTTGCGAAGCCCACACTCTAGTGTCACGAGGTAGGAGAATCGGCCGACCCTCAGCGTCCATAGTGTAACGCTGATCTGGCGGCGGCCCAAGCGGATGCTCTTTTTCAGAGTAAATCCTGAACGAAGCTTTCGTTTCCCGCATATGTTACACCTCTGTGTATAGCGTCCAGACCACCAGTGCCGGTAAACAACCCAGCACCAGGCGTATCCGTACCACCGGGAAGCGCACCTACGCTTTTGGGACATCCATACGAGCAGGGGCAATGGCCCCCTTCGCAGCTTTCCTCCCCTTGACAATAAGAAGTGCAATGGCAGCTTCGAGAGCGGTGATTCGCTCCTCGTGCCCGAGAATGGCGTCCTTGTAAGAAGCCAGGAGTGCCTCAAGGTCACTGAGTTCACTCTCCTTGATAGTGACAGTCTTTTCCATTAAGCCTTGTAAGCCTCCTCAAAAGCCTCCTCGGTCAGCGGCTTGGACTGAATGCGATAGCGCGCACCCTGCTCGTCATAGCCAAAGTCCGAGAGGTATGTGTCAAGAGTCTCGCCCCAGTACTTTGCGTTGGTCGGAGCGTTCTTGTAGGAGCGTCCAACGTAACGGCTCGTGGGCCGGGACTCAATGATGATGGTAAGCTCAGTGAAAGCAGGCTTACTCGTACTGCCGGACTTGCTGTCATACGTGTCACTCTTAGTCGTACTCTTAGTAGTAGAGGCCATGCTTGATCTCCTTTGTGAGTTTGCCACACGTCGGGCAATAGATTGCCGTCAGTGTGGTTGTGCTGACATAGACTTTCCTGCGGCTGTGCCACCCGAGGGTGCAAAGCAGGTTAGTCATGCTCCGCACCCCCGGAGGACATCCTTCCTGTCTTGGTGCCATGCTGCCTAAACGACGGGTGAATGATACCGTCCCGCTGTTCGGCGAGCATGGGCTTAAGGTACGTTCCGTGCATCTTCTTGACGCTACGAAGCTCAAGGATCGCCTCTGACAAAGGATGGTCAGTGTGGCGAAGAGTCGCTTTGTCAGTACCCTCCAAGGTCACCCCGAGGGCTGAGAAGGCTTCGATGATCTGCTTAGGGCTGTTCGGGTTGAACTCCTCGTCGCTGGTGATGTCACGAATTAGCATCTCCTGCACGAGTGCCCGCTTCCCGTAGGTCTTGGCCGTTTCCTCAACGTACTCAAGATCTACTGCCATGCCCCGGGTTTCCATACCAAGGAGCGTGAACGTCAGCTCTTGCTCCATTCGGTTCAATGACACTAGATCGGGAACCTTGTCTAGCAAGGGCTTGAGTTTCCAGAACAGCCTGATCGTGTACTCGGCATCTTTGATCGCATACGGGATTACAACTTCCCTTGGCAGGAGGTTGTAACCATCCTCTTTCCGCAGCTTGTGCTTTCGCCGGGCTGCACGGAGCACTTCATCCTCGTCGGTTTCCTCCCCAAGCAGTTCGCGTGCTAGCACCTTCAAGCGCTTCACGCGATGCTCATCCAACAGGTGAGCAAGACACTCGGTGTCCCACACGGTATGCGGGTCGAGTGCGATAGGGTCAAGAAGCCCAACGAGGGCTAGTTTTT